AAATCTTCACCAAAATCAACATCAATACACATAAATTTAGTATGACTATGACAAAAAACACCTACAGTTTGTTTTGATTGTAGGTGTTTAATTAAGATATTTTTATTATCTTTTAAATTTCCCCATTTATCACCTGTTTTCCGTATATAATCTCCATTTGGTTGTTGCACAATGAATGGATTATAGACTGTTATATAGAGTGAGTACATTTTGTCTGCTAACTTTTCGTAGTTAATTTTAGTTACCATTTAGTTACCTCCATATTTATAGCACGATACTTTGTTTCTTATATTGCTTTATCATCGCTCTTAATACAGGGGTGTCCTTAAATAAGAATACTTTAAATCTTAAATCTTCTTTATTGTCATCAATTTTTAATAATTCAAATCCTTTGCTAATTAACCATGTTGCTAATTTTTGAGTTCTTATTACATACATATTTGTTACCTCCTAAAATATTATATTATTTTATTTTGTTACTTTGTAATATTATTCTTCTTCATCATACTCAAACTTCATAAAATCACTACAACTAGGTCTATCTTGACCCCAACGCCAACATTCCTGTCTATCACAATATTTACAATTTTTAATATCCATATTATTTCCTCACTTATATATTATTATTTTATTATTCTAATCAATTAATTAAAAACATTACCTACTACCTACACAAACTTAATAATATCCCACATATCTCACCTCTTTATTATATTATCTATATTAATTTATCCTAATTATACACCTATAATCAAACTATGTCAATATAATTATTTTAGTATTCTAATAAAAATTATGATAAAGAGATGGGTGGGTGAGGGAGAGGGTGGGTTAATTAATTATTGATTCCTAAAAGCAACATATACTTTTATATTCCATCAAATTTACTAAATTATTATATTTTTATTATTGCAAAATTATAAATAATATATTATAATATAAAATATAAAATTAAACTAATAAAGGAGTGTTACATATGTTAGAACAAAAAATATTATCCGTATTAAATAAAAATAAATACATATCCGATGAAGAAATTATGGCAAAAATATTAAATAAACCAGTTGCTAGAGTATGGTATGAAATAGATCATGTATTTTATAATAATGAATTAATAGGAAAATTAATAGAATTAAAGCAACAAAATAAAATTATTAGTAAAAATAATGGTTGGGGAGTATACTTTTACAAATTAACTATTTAAAATTTATTATTTATTTAATTCTTCTAATCTTTTCTGCCCTAATTCATAATATTTTTCATCTAATTCAAATCCAATAAAATTTCTTTTGGTATTTATACAGGCAACTGCAGTAGTAAACGATCCCATACAATTATCTAAAATTAAATCATCTTCGTTTGTATAGGTTTTTATTAAGTATTCAAATAGTGCTACAGGTTTTTGAGTACTATGAATTTTCTTTTTATCTAAATCAAATTTTAAAATTGTTCTAGGATAATTAGTATATTTTTGTATATACTCATTTTCATTAAAATGTCCTGTAGTTTCACTATTTCTTCCTCTTTTATTAATTTTATTACATACAATTAAATCTTGTGGATTATATTTCATTTTTATTTTTCCTGGTGCTACATCTGAAGCAAAAGAAAATACTAAAATATCTTCATGTATTTTCATTGGTCTACAATTAGCGTTTGCATAGTCTGCAGAATTATTTTTCTCCCAAATCCATGAATGTTTATATATATCATTGTTTTTATATACTAATAAACTTGAAAATGGTTGACTTGAGGTTAATACAATTGCACCTTTTTCTTTTATTATTCTTCTATATTCTTTCCATAATAATTCTTGATTTATGATTTTATCCCATTTTGCCATTGTAGTACCATAAGGCAAGTCGCAAATTATACAATCTACACTCTTATCATCAATTAAACACATTCCATTTTCACCTATACAATCATTATTATATATTTTATTAATTTCTAACATTTCTAATTCCTCCTTAAATTTTTATTGATTATCTCTAAATATCAAATAGTAGTTGCGATACTATTTAACACATAAAAATAATTTAGAGAAAAGTTAGAGTAAATAAATATCTAACTTCTCTCTCGCAACTTCTTAATCAATAAAAAGTAAAAGGAGATGTTAGAATAGTTTCTCAAACTACTCTCTAAATTATTTTTAAAGAAAATATAAAAAGGACACTCCACAAAATATGAAATGTCCTATATCTATAGAAATATTTATTTTATTAATCTATAAACACTTTCATTAATCAGTAACTTCAATGCCATCATTCTTAACAATATTTTTACTCAATTCACTCATAAAATTTTGTCCTTTATTCTGACTAAAAAGATCCTTCATCATATTAAGATTCTCTGGTTTTATTTTGTTCAAATTTTTCGTCATATTAGACATCATTTTATTTAAACTCTTTTCGTCCGGTATTTTTGAAATTAAATTATTTAATGTTTTAACAATTACATTAGTTAAACTATTATTTAAATCTATTTTCTGTTTTAATTCATCATAAAGTAAATCATTAATAAATTCTATTTCTTTTTCATTTATACCCCCAATTATATAATCAAAAATACCATTTTCAATTAAATAATCATATTCTGCAATTGAATCATCCTCCGAAAACTCTAAATCTGTATAATTTGCTATTATTGAAATATCTTTAACTAAATTTTTATTAAAATAATCTATTTTCATAATATAATTTTCGTCTAACTCTATGCAACCATTGATAATATTATCTACTAATAACTTCTTTTCGATAGAAGATACATATAATTTTACTTTAATTAATTCATTTATAATTATTTTATTATTTTGAGATAGTATTTCTTTTAATTCTTGTATTTTCATGTTTATAATTCCTCCGTTTTTTATTATTTATTTTTGAATTTATAATTTTATATTTAAAATAGAACATTAAAAAAAAGAATATAGAATTTATCTATATTCTTAAATATTAGTAATATTAAATTAATACACTAATAACCTAACAATCAATCAATCACTATCCATCTTAATCAATCCTAATTTAATTCCAGCAAATCTTACTCTACCAACAATACTATCTTCATTATCTTTCTCTATAAATTGGAATTTATCATTGTCTTTAAAAGACATATTTACTAATTTATTAACATAATGCCTAGTATGTCTTCTACAAATAATGACTATATCTGAATGTTTAATCATAACTTCTAATTTATTTACATCATCTACATCAAATGAATCAAACCATAATACATTTAATCCATGTTTTTTTAATCTACCCATATATTGATTCTTATACTGTGAGCCAACAATTAAAACTGTGAAATTACCAAAATTAACATATTCATCAGTATTGTTATTTTTGCGTTTATATTTATTGATAAACAATGAATTTTCTTCGTACATATCATAATCAAAACTATAATACTGAAATGCTTTAATTAATTTTGCTAATCCAAATTCTACAATCGCTTTTGCAGGAATTCCATTTTTCATATATGGAACAGTATTAATAATAGGATAAGTTTTGTAATTTGTTCCAACAAAAAACCATCTATTATTAATAATTCTTAACCAACCAAATTCTATGTTAACATTATCATCTATTTTCTGCTCATCTGATTTACAATTATACCCTACTCCAAATTTCATTTTGTTAAAATATAACTTATACAAACTATAGATTTTTTCATATTCCATATAATTTGTATCATTAAACCTTACAATTAATTCATCTATTAGATCTAAAATTGTCAAAGATTCTTTATAATTTTCAGAAAGGTATTTAAAATGTTGTAATTCAATACTCATATTCATAATAATTTCTTTATGTTTCTTTAAATCTTCTGCTACGGTAGAAGTATTAATATGTGTTAAAACAGTTTTAAGTTTTTCATATTTAACACGCAATTCTTGATGTTCAAGTTTCATTATCGCAAATGTACTTCTATAACTCTTATTATCTTCTACTAACTTATCATAATTATCCTTATAAGGAAGTCTATTTAATACATCTTCCTGAATTTTAACTAAAGTATTTTCCTGCTCAGTGATTTTATTTCTTAATGATAATATTTCAGTACTTTCATTAAGAATATTCTTCTGTTTTAAATCATAAATTTCTTTCTTCAAAAGGGAGATAGTAGATTTATTGTCTTTCAATTCATTATTCTTTAATACTAACTCCTTTTGTAAATTATTAATCTGTTTATCTTTCTGACGTAATTCTTTTGAATATTCTTTATTATTGTTATTACTATTAACATTGTTATTATCATTGTTATTAACAATAACATCCTTTAATTCTTCAGAATCTTTTACATTTTCAACTTTAGTCACATTTATAAATTTTTCTAATAATTTCTTTTTCTTATTTACGGTTTTATCTTTATCATTTTTATAAGTTTCTGCAAATTTAAGTTTGGGGTCTACTGACATCATTTTAATATTCATTTTATTATTATCACCTCTATTTGTATAATATTATAGTATTATATGTTTTATTTAAAAATATTATACCATTTATAAGTGATAAAATAAATATAAAATAATATAGAAAAAACTACTTATCTTGTCGCAATCACTATGCTTTGATAATTATATTAGTAATGTGTTAATTTTTCATTTTAAACTTACTACAAACTAAATCTTTAACTTCTTCAATAATTCTTCCTTCTAAACTTTTTACTAAAATACTACATCTGCCATCTTTATATTTACTACATTGGATGCAATTAGATTTAAAATTATCTAAATGTTCTTGATTAGAAAATATTCCTTTATAGGAAACAGGATAAATTGTCATTTCAAGTCTAGGATTTTTAACATCATATAATATTCCTTGAACCCTTTCCAATGTAATATTATCATCTTGCCAAATTAATTGTGTATCAGTAATAGCATCAAGTGGTAATTTGAAATAGTTATTTGGGTCTTGATCTGTTCTTTCAAAATAAAAAACACAATCAATATAAAAATGTTGTGTCTTATTAGGAGTTAATGACCAATTCTGTAGTTTTACTTGTTCTTTAACATATTTACTAAATTCTTTTTTATAATTCTTTGCATCAGCAGTTTCATACATAGTTACCATTGCTTTACCTTTTGAAATAAATGCTCTTGGTTTTAAAAAATGGTTCACTGAAACTGGTATAGGACTAACTAATTTTAATACATTTGAAATAAATATCACTCCTTAAATACATCTAATTTTTAAATCCACTTGACAACCTATTACTAATCATATATACTAACCATTAATACAAGCAGATTGAATCTACTTCCCGTAGGGAATTGAAACAATTTTAATTTACTTATGTTAACAATTAATTTGTTAGCAAAATCTTAATCAATCTGCTTACAAAATAAAAGACTCTGCTAAATAATAGATAATATTAATAGCAGAGTCTTTTATTTAATTACATATAAATTTTATATTATTTTATTATTTAATATAATTAAACAGCACTCATAGTTACTTTATAACGTGTCGTTCCCTTACTAAAGAAAAGATCCGTACCATTATATTCAAATGTTCCATCATTAATCCCAGTAGTCAATACACCTTGTCTTAATCTAATTGGTGCCATTGTTAACGGAATTGCTCCAAGACCACCAGATAAAGTTGATGCTCCAGACACGCCCGTTCCAGCGTAAATAATTGCCATGTAGACCATGATCCCCGATCCAGAAAAACAAGGAGTAGAGGTAGTCACAGCAACAATTTCTGATATGGTACTAATTCCACTAGAATTTGTAATAAAAACTGGTACTGTTCCAGTAGTCATTGTCAAAATAGCAAAAGTTATACTAGCAGAATCAGATACTACTATTTGACCTTTAATTTGATCTTGTGTATGTACAAAATTAATATGTCCTGCAATATCTAAGCAAATATTATCTATATCATCTAATATTTGACAAGTTGTTTTATCTAATAATACAGTACCATATGCAGTTGATACACTAGAAAATGCCTTTGCTCCACCAGATGATGTATAAACCGTTATAACTCCATCAGAAATAGATATTTTACTACTAGCATTAGTATTAGTATAACTAATAGCATTTGCATTGTTTCCAGTTAAACTTTCCACATTACACATTAACATTTGTAAATTTTGAGCACCAGTTCCTTTAAAATCAATTACAATATCAGTATCATTTTTAAATATAATTTTCTCAGCATATACTGTTCCAATCATATTAACAGTAACTTTTCCTTTAATATAAACAGAAAATTTTGCAGGAGCAACCATATTAATTCCTGCTTTTAATGTTATATCTTCAGTATATGTACCAGGAAATATAAATAAAGTAGTTCCAGATGTAGCTTCTGTAATTGCTTTACTTACTGTTAAATAAGGTTTATTTGCACCACCATTGCCAGTTGTATCATTACCATTTTTACCAACATACAAATAATTACTTGGTTCAACCTTAGCAGATTCAACTAAATTATTAAAATCAGATTTACTTACACCGACATTTATTAAATTAACATTATCTCCGTAACCCATATTTTCACCTCTTTTTATTTTATTATTCGTATCTTGAAACTATATAAGTTGTTGCACCAGATATAGTAACTTCTTCACTAGGAGTACCACCAATATCTGCTTTAAAATATTTTTCTGGAGGGACAGTAATATCTATTCCATTTACATTAAATACTCCTGTATTTACTGCATCAGTATTATATAGTTCAATTGTTGAAATATTAGTAGAAAAAGTTAAAACATTTGCCACAGCATCAGTTTCGGTTAATTGCTCTTGAAGTATATTGCCTACTTGTTGAGTATAAGCAGGATTAATAATTGTAAAAATTTCATTTCCTGATACATCTTTATTTACTATAGCATTAGTTGTCCCAGGTATAGTTTGATCAATTCCTATTTTACCAGGATGAAAATTAAATGCTGTCAAAAATATCACCTTCTTTTTTATTTATATTTAGTTTTAAAATAATATATAATAATACAATAATTTCACAAAAACACAAACCCAATAAAATCAACACTTTCCGAACACCAAAATCGTGATGAAATTACGTTTTTATTTATATATTGCAAATAAAAAAGAGTAGGTAAGGTATAAACCAATTCCTACTCCAATTTAATCTTATCTAAATCATATTTATTTCCTTTTTAATATTTAATTATATAATTAAGAACAGTATACAATGGAGTGTTATTATGAGCCAGACTTCCACCCGTTGAAGTTGTTGTTTCGGTTCTTTCTATTTCATCTGTGGCGTTGCCATTATTAAATATTGCTTCTAAGTTTTGCACACCATAGTTATCTGTATAATTATGTGTATGACTTGGCATTTCACTAACAGTTAGTCCATGTTTCTCTTCTCCACCAACACTACCTAATACACGATCTGTATATGTAACCGTTAATGTATGATTGCCAATGCCTTGCGTAGTTATATCAATAGCTATACCAGCAATTGCATTAGCATAAGTTGTTGCTAATTTAATACTTGTAGATGAAATTTTTATAACATAATAAGTTGTTCCTACAGATAATGGAGATGGTGCTGTGCCAGTAGTACTTAGAACTACAGTAGAATCAGTATATAAACTATCATTATCCGATACAGTTATTTCATTGGTTGAAACATTAACATCAGTATTAGCAAACGTAGAAGTAAACGTACTTTGTCCAGCACCAATTGGAAATCTACTTCTTAAATCTGGTAATTGGAATGTTGTACTACCGTCACCTATACCATATGTATTTCCAATTACATTATATAATGCAGTATATGTCGATCTTGATATAGATTGACCCTGGCACATCAAATATCCTGACGGTGCTATTGAACCAGCAAACATTTGAACTGAACCTATTACCACACCGTTGGAAGCAGAAGCAGGAGCAAATAAAGTTTGAAATGCTGAATCAATTTGAATTGGCGTATCTGATCCTTTTTGCACAATAATTTTACCAACAAGCATCGCATTTGTTGCGACTACTTGTGGGATTTCAGGTGGTTGACATGCTTTTGCTTGATCTAAACTAGCATCAATATCATAAAGAAATATATGTATTCGTGCAGAATCTATATCTGGCCTACACATACAACGATATACCCATATTACAGCATATTTACCATCTGTAAGAGTTGATAATGTACCAGTTTTAGGATCATATTGAGTATTTGGAAATTGAGTTACAATGCTATTAGAAAATGTGCCGTCACCATTATTCACCCATAAAAGCATTGTATCTATACTTGAATCTACTGTTGGAAAACTACTACTATACGATCCTTCCCATGCTTTTCCTGTATTTATAATAATATTTCTAGTTTCTGATATTCCTATAGTAAGTCCAGATGCTCTCTCAAACCTTCTTGTTTCAATTAATCGTCTGTGAATTTTATTTGATAACCCAAGTCCAGGTTCATCCCAATCAATTACAGAAATACCATCACCTATGCGAGCAACAGTATATACAGGAGTATTATTAGACCAATTAATGTCTAATAAATCAAGAGTGATAGCATATTGCGGATTACCATCGTTATACTGAGCAATAAGATAGTTTGTAACCATATCAGTAGTTGCTAGTGTTGTTTCTGGAATAATATGTTCTGTTATTAAACCAGTATAATTAGTTGTATTATATAATCTAAAAATACCTTCACTTATTGTAATTGTTCCTAAACCTGTATTATAAGTTATTGTTGGTTTTATAATAGTTCCAGAATTTATTTTTAATTTTGAACCAGATAAATTATTAGCATTATTTTTATTACTTATAGGCATTTAAATTAACATCCTTTCTATTAGAAATATAATCCATACCATTTTATATCCTGACCTAAATTACCTAAAACTTTAATTTGTTTTATACTATAATAATCAATAGAAACTGAATTTCCAGCAGATATATGCAATACAAATTCAGAAGGTAAAATTTGGATATATAAATCTGTATTATTTGCTTCAATAGTTAATGAATTGAGAGGATAGGGGTTATTGTTTTGATCTGTGAAAGTTATTAATTCATTTGCGACTGTGGTAGTATGAAATGGTGTTAAATTATCTTTGTGAATTGAGGATAGGTAGCCTGAGTGAGATAAATTTCCGATCATAGTATCATTCCTTTCTTTTTGTAAAATAATTATGGAATTATTTTTTTATATAATTGTTTTGTTTATATTAATTTTCACTTTCTAAAAACCTTAATATATAAGAGTTTTACAAAGTTAAAATTAATATAAAAGCGAAGTTTGGAACACAATTAAATTTTTACATCTAACCTTTCTTATCTAGCTACAATAAACTACCAGTCTTTAAACTAGGTTCTGTCCCTGAACATCTACTACTCATACTTATTACCACTTTCTTTTCTCATATAAAAATATACAATAGGGAAGAGCAACTCGGATATTGCCTTTTCAATATGAATAGCTAATTCATATCTATCCCTAAATATATTATACAATTATTTTATTAATTTAATTAACTATTTGATACATCTAATCCAGCATTAGCTAAATCTTTTAATGTTAATCGTTTTGGTTTATTATTCTTCTTTGTACTAATATTAAATGGATTAGATTTATCAATTAATTTACTAGAATCTTTTGCATATGGATTTGCTAATATATGACATACACACTCATAATTAAATTTTATTGCTAATTCATTAATCACATCCCTATATAAAATATATGTCATATCTAATATATCATCTTCAGTAAGACCGCCAACATGAGTAAATATTAATGCAATTCCTCTACGGGTGGTAAATTCTTCAACAGTTTTACCACCCTTTACACGTTTTTTGAGTCTTCTTCATCCTCTAACTCATTAACATTTTGAATCATATTTATTAATTCTTTCATTTTTATTTCATTTAATTCTTCTAAAAAAATATCAATAATATCTTGATTATTATCAAATACAGCAAGTAAAAATTTATTAAAAACATCTTTCCCATCTGCATATGATAATAATTTCATTAGACCTAATTTTTTTAACAACATATAATAACCATAAAACCCATCAACAATATATTTTAATTTAACAGGTTTTATTTTTATTATATTTCCACCTATTTCAAATTCATTTTCCGCAAGAGGTATTTGTTTTTCTTGCATATTTAATACCTCCTGTTAAATTAATTCTACTAATATCATTGAATACCATTGTTTAACTAATTTAGGATTACCTTGATTATCTATAATTTGTACATCAACAAGTACATTATTATTTTTGTCTATATCTAAAATTTTTTTCTCTATGTTTTCGATTTTAATTGTTTGCCCTATTTCAAATGGTTTGGTGATATTAATATTTTTATTAATTTCTTTATCTTTAAACATAATATTATCCTCCTATTAGTAATATAAAAGTAAAGAGTAATAATCTTTACTTTTATATAATTTATTAAATTAATTAAACTGCGATATAACTAAATTTCCACATAGCACTATCAGTTCTCCGTGGGTCTAATCCTTTTAAATTCAAAGAAAATTCACTAGCTGATTTATAACTTCCACTAAACCCAAAATCAGGCATTAATTTACATTTATATACAACTAATTGTCCATATGCTATGATAGTACTATTTACTGCATCAGCGTCAGAATAAATAGGAAACTGAACAACAACAGGAGCAGCAGCTTTTGGAAAATCAGTTGTTTTAACAGTTAAAATTTCAGTAGTGGCGGCAGTAGCTACTTTATATGCAGGATATACTTTTCCAGTTGTTCCAGCAAAAAATTCTACTTCTGTAGAACCAGGAACACCAGGAGTTATTGTAACTTTAAATTCACCATCAGCGGCAGGTAAAATAACTTCAGTATAACCATTAATTCTAATAGAACTTGCAACTATTGCAAAAGGTATAGTAATTTTATTTGCTGAAATAGTATAAGGGGTGCCAAAATAATATCTTTCATCTGCTGCAACTGTCCTAGTACCACCAGATACTAATTTCATTGCATCTAAGTCCCATTGAGTGTCTGTTAAATTGATCTCAATAGATTTTTTTGTATCTATCTCGGCAAGGTTATAGAAACTCCAACCTCCAGCAATTTCTAAACTCTCTCCACCCAAAGTAACTTCTCCACTGGAAGCAGTTACCAAATGACTATCTCCAACCTCAGTAGTAATTAAAACTTGTGGTGCATCTACAATAAAACCTTTAACGCTTTTTTGTGCCATGATATAATTCCTCCTTATATTTTTAATTTATAAAATAAAAAACTACATATTGAATGTAGTTTTAAATCACTTAGTTTTTATATTATTAAGTTGTAACATACAAAATAATTATTATAATAATATTACATTTATATTTACTATCTTAATCTAGTAGATAAAAAGAAGGTATAACCTGAATAATTATTATTATAAGATATAATATTAATAGATGAATTTTGTGTTAAATATAATAAACCAATACCACCACAATCAAATCCATTTAATGAATTTAAGATTTCTTGAACCATCACTAAATATCTAAGTTTATTATCTTCTAAATCTATCAAAGTATTATAAGTAATTGCTTCAAATCCTATATATGTTCCAGTAATATAAATATTATCTGGTTTAAATTTAGGAATAAAAAAACGAAGTTCTGAACGAACTTTATCTATTATGTTATTAGTAAAAGGATATTTATAAATTTTTTGTTGATTTAATGGATCATCACCTTTGCCTACTAATTTAATTATTTCTTCTATAGGAATATCTGGTAAAGAAGGTGATAAAGCATCAGGTGTATCATATGCAATGCAACGCATTAAATTTTTGTTTTGTATTAATTTATTACCGACATTTGATAATATATTTCCTGCATTTGATAATTGTATAATATTTGACATTATCACCAACTCACTTTAATTAAATTTTTTAATACAATCAAATTAGCATCACCTCTTACTTTTATAAACCTAATTCTTTAGTAAGGATTGATTCGATGTTATCAAAATCCCAATAGGGAATCCTTAATAAAATTATTTTATTATCTTGTGCATATTCATCTTTAAACTTATCATGTATTTGCTGTTTTCTTAATCTTTCTTCTGCGTATTTCATAGGTTCATTTTTATATTTTTTAATTGGTTTATAATGAAATTCACCATCGTACTCTGTGAGAAGATTATATTTTGGTATATAAAAATCATAAGATAAAAGACCACCACCAAGACCAATTAGATTATCAAATTTCATTTGAGGAATAAAGTATATGTATTTGTTTTTATCTATATCTGATAATATATTATATTCCTCTTGACTAATTTCAATAAAACCTTTAGATATAAAAACTCTTTTACATTCTTTTTCACCTTTAGATTTATTACATTCAGGACAACCAATCCCACGATTTCTACTATTAATTTGTGCATACCATTCATGTCCACATTCTTTGCATTTCCAATAAACATATTCTCCACTACCTGGGGTATATTCTTCTGGTTTCTTTTTGTTCTTTTTATAATCCCATTCTTCACATAATTCAGGATTATCTTTTAATAAATTATAATCTTCACTTGGTCTTTCATGTGAACAGTATGGACAGTTAATTGATTTATTTCTATTTGATATAAAATCATCCCACTCATGTTTAGGGTTTTTACTACATTGCCACCAAATTTTTTTACCGCTATTTGCAGTAACATCATATGGGGTTAACTTTCCATTCTTAGTAGAGTGCCATTCTTTTGTAAGTTCAGGATTTTTGGTTGCTAGGCAATTTGATAAACCTACTTTTTTCCCTGCACAATATGAACAATTTTGTCCACTTTGAATACAATCCCAACTCATTTCAAATATTTCACCGCAATCATCTTTTAAACATTTCCATTTAAGTTTACCTTTTTTGTATGTATTACTAATTAATTCAAATGATTTAATATTTAATTTACACCATAATTGTATATTTTGAATACTATAAATATTTGAAGTACTTGCTATTGGGAGTGTTTTATATTTTTTAAGATTATGAAAAAGAACACAATAATAAAAACCATATTTATCTTTTATTATAATATTTTCTTTTGAATTTATATAATCACTAATTAATTCATAACCTAAATCATTTACATATTCTCTAACATTGTTAGTGTTTAAATTTATTTTATTACTACAATATCCACATTGTCTTTGTTTTTTATTTTTAAATACATCAAAAGAAACACTAAATGGTCTTCCACACCTACATTCTATATCTATTTTATCTTTTATCCCCGTATAAATCTTAGAAATAAGTTTACAACCACTCATACTATCTATTTCTATAAATTGTTTTATAGAATCTATATTCCAAGGTATCATTCCACTACATTTATTACATTGTCTTTTATTACGATCTTTAAATTTACTAAAAGATGCATTAAATCTTGTCTCACATCTACATTCAATTATTAAATTGTCTGAATTACAATGATATTCAGTTGATATGAGTTTACAATCACTATTACTTTCTACTTCTATAAAATGTTTTACTTCTTCGTATGTATATTTTCTTTTACCCATTTTTCAAATTCTCCTTTCCGTTATAAAGAGATAAATGGAAAAAAAGACTATGTAACGGCATAGTCTTGTTGTTTTACACTTATTAAGTTTGCAACCTTAATAAGCAACCATTATTAAATTATTATAATATTAATCTAAGTAATTTATTTTAATTAAAATAAATTTTTAATCTGAACCCTAAATCCATTACTAACAATACTTCCATCTAAATTTTTTGTAAATAACTTCACATACCCAATATTATTACCCTTCATAACACATGTATTATTAACACTATCCTGACTTACAACCTCAGCAAGTGTAGTGGTACTAACTCCATCATCGGCAGTTAAATAAAATTCAGATTGAGATGTTATTAAATTTCCATTATCCTTAAATACACAATTATAATTACTTGTAAATCCTTTTGTAATAAAGTTTGTACCTACGATCTCTACAGTGTAATTGTGGATTTCATCCTGAATAATTTCAACATTAATACTATCATTAATACTTAAATCACTTTCCATAGAAACATTAAAAGTCACTGTTCCTAAACCTAATATTGTCACTTCACCTATATTAGATATAGTAGCAATAGTTTCATTGCTTGAAGAATAAACTAAAGTAGGAGATGAAATAATCACATTATTATCTTTCAATTCACAATTAATAATTAATTGTTGAGATTGAGAAATTTGCAAACTATCACTGTTAAGGATAGAAAGTTGATAAACATGACTTTCTTGTTCAACTTCATTATACTTCATTTTAAATATTAATAATCCATTCTGTGAAATATCATCTGGAACACTTGAAATTTGATAATTATATGTTCCAATTTTATAAATATTATTAACTTTAATTTGTTGAGTTATTGATGTATTTGCTACAGTTAAATAAAATTCATTATCAACAGTAGTAATATATTTATTCTCATTAGTGTCAAGAGTAAGTGATTTATTAATTATACAAGGAATTTCATGTAAGATATGTGATTGATCGTAGAAATTTAATGTGGTGTTGTTGCATTTTACCATACCAGCACTTTTATATGCTTGTATATCATCAATACTTCCTGTTACCAACCATTTAAAACCATCATAGTCAATAATAGAACCAGTATTAATATTAATTTCCATTGGAACATGTAATTTTCTATCATATTTTGCTTGATTTAATGGATTAGTAAAATATTGAATTAATGCTCTACAAGTTACTCCATCTACAATTACATCTGCTCCTTCAGCACTATAATATCTACGAATATCAAAATTATCTTTTACTTCACTTATTGTTTCTTCTGCTGAATAGAATTGAGAAGTGTTATCAGTATTTAACCATTCTTGTCTAATATTCATATTATTATTATTCACTGTCCTTTTAGCAGATTTATATTATTAAAGGATAAATAAAATAATATTTATCCTTTAATATAAAATCTTTAGAATGGTGCTTTAGTTAATCCTTCAATTCTCATTGCGGAAGCATCTGCTGCTGCTTTATAATATAACTTTTTAAATGGTACAGCAACATTTTGTCTAGATTCTCCTGCTTTTAAAATCATTAAGTTATTAGCTGCACTTGCACTAGCAATGTCGAAACTAATCGTCACTATATTTGCGCTATCGTTTACAATAAGATTAATAAATCCCATATCTAAAGTTACATTTTGTTCAGCTTGGTTCGCCGTTAATTCTCTTCCTATAAAGCTAGTCATAATAAATTCCTCCTTATTATATTTATTTTATTATTTTATTATACTGTAACAATATAATACAAATATACATTCATTGCTCCATTACCTTCAGTAACGATACTTGTAAAATCAGCATTGCCAGTAACGGTAATCCTTGGTGTAGAGGCGACAGCATTAAAACATGTATCCATTGGAGCACCAGAACCAACAGTTCCAGCGGCAAAAACAGATTGTGATACACTTGCTGAAAATTTACCCAATGTACCAGCAACACCAATTTGTATTACGGCAGATGTATCACCAGCAAAACCAGCACTAACAACAGCCTTAAATCCAACAACAATTGCTCCAGCAGGTAATTGTGAAGTAAAGTCGATATGACCAGAAGTACCACCATCATCTGTAAAATTAGCAATAGTACATATTTTATTTATATATGATAATTTAGGAACTGCTAATGCTAAGGTTCCATCTGCTCCTAAACTAGCATCTCCACCTACAACAACAGATACTAAATCAGTACCATCACCAATAAGTATTTGTCCAGAAGTTTTTGCATCTAATACATCTGTAGTGTCATTTTCTCCACCAACAATAATTGAACCTCTAGTTAAATCGTCTAAAATATTAAGTTCAGCAGAAGTAGTTGTTACTGCAACCCCACCAATTTTAGGTGCAGTAATGTCTAATGTATCAACTTTATTATTTGCATCTGTTATTACTGCTTTTGAAGCTACTACCAATCCTGGGGTAATATCTTTATAAACCTCAGATAATGGTGTTTTAAAACTAAAATCACTATATCCCATTATTTATTTCCTCCTTATTTATATTTGTAAACTTATATTACATTTAAAACATTTCGATTTTATAATTGGGTATTCTCTTAATAAAATTACTTATATCAAGAATTTTACCTCTTAATTCTGGATAATCATGTAATGAAATATTAAATTCTTTTTCGATCATATGCATAATATGATTAATTTTTAAATATTCTTTATTGCATAAATCAATTAAACTCATCTCGCATTGAGGGGTTTTTATTAAAATATTGTTTTCATATTTATTATTCATAAAAATATATCACTTCCATTAATTAGCATAAGATTTAAAAGATTGTTCAAAATCCTTAATATCTTCTTTTAAATCTTTCATACTTTGACTAATGATTTTATATTCAGAAACCTTATCTACCAATCTATTAAAATCCTTAGTACCTAAATAAGATTTAGTATAATCTAGTTCAGATTTTCTTTGTCTTTTTTCTTCTAATAGCATATTTAATGCAATTAATTCAATTTCATCTTGATCTAATATTTCAATAAATTCACCATCATAATTTTCATCAGATATATAATCTAATTTATTTGAAACAATTTTATAGCACTTACTTACACCTGTTTTAAAAAATTGAAATACTTGATCTTCTTTATATGAATAATCTTTACCTGATTTGATAAAAAATGCATCATAAACTTCTGAAAGGGGAGTACCAGCCATATTTATTCACTCCCTTTAATCTTCATTTTTAAATGGTAATTTTGTATATTCGGTAATAAACTGAATCTGTTCATAATTATTTATCTTATTTTTCTTAGCATAATTTACTATTTTTGATTTTTCTTGATTAGTAATAATATTTTCAGTTACATGTTTCTTAAATGTGCTGAAAGTTTTATAATCAAATATTTCTTTACATTTATCATCTGTTAGGATTAGCTGAGTACGTTTTTCTTCTTTATTGTCAAATCCAAGATGTTCTCTCATTTCTGGATTTTCAATATAGCAACGAGCATGTGAGCCTATCCCGTCATTTCCAGAGAGGAAAAGATTTTTATTTTGTACTTGTGTTTCAATTTCCATATTAGGAATATATACAGTTTGGTTAGCTTTAATGAATTCGTCACCTTCCATAGAATACCTTTCCCATGACACATTCCAATCACATAAGTTTCTAACCTTTGAACGACTGTTCATGTCTATTGCCATAATTTTTACCCTCCATATAACCTTTATTATTTTTTGTTTTTGATTATTTAGTTTAATGCAAATAAAAAAGAAGCATTTATATTGCTTCTTTTAAGTCGGTTAATTTAATTTTTCTTAATTCACCATAGTTATAATCAAATTCACCTTGAGAATTAATTATTTTATTATTATCTACATCAAATTTTATGTAGTGATGGTTTTGTAGATATGTACGTGCGTAAGATATCATTTCTAGGATTGTTTGGTCTGATGGGAGATTGTCATTGCGTGAGATGATATTTATACTCCTCCAGTTAGAACGATATAATGAATACCATCTATTTCTTTGTTTCTTATCAAATGCATCTTGTGTTAAACCACCTAATTTAATTGATAACCAATGTCCTCCAAAATCACATTCAACGTATAATTTTTCTTCTGGAAAAGCAACATCTAAAGAAGCATTATAGTATGGATAATTTATTTCTCCACCAATTAATTGATGAACATAAATTTGCTGTTTAGAACATGGAGCATTGCCATTTTTAAATAAAGTTTCTCTTACTTTTGCAGATACCTCTTTATTTTTCATAGGATGTTCAAAACCAAATTTTGCTAAACAAGTTAGTTTCTTATTGAGTTTTGCACAATCATCACATTGTTTTTTATTTTGATATAAAAAATTATTATATGTCGTAGTGAATTTATTACCACATCTACATTCAATAATAATATTTTCATTTGTATTAATATAATCAATTTCACTAGTTATTAACTTGCATCCATTACTATTATCTCCTTCAATAATTGCTTTTATATCACAATATGGTATTTTAAATTTTTCTGAAAGTAAATTCATAGCACATACTTCACATTGCCTTTTACCACTTGAAAAATTATCATATGTTGTAGTAAATTTATTTCCACATTTACATTCGATATCTAGATTACTTTTTGCATCTATATATTTTTTACTTATTAACTTACAATTGCTTTCACTTTTTACTTCTATAAAATATTTTACTATTTCATATGGTTTTCTTAACTTATTTCCTATACTTTTATATCCACATTCTTGACATTGTCTTTGATTATCTGATTTAAATTTATTAAAACAAACATTAAAATCATTTCCACATTTACATTTTACTTTTAAATTTTCATGTGCATTTATGTATTCTGTACTTAATAATTCACAACCACTTTCTGATTCAACTTCAATAAAATTTTTAACTTCTTCATAAGATAGTGTTTTAATTTTACTCATTGATTTTTTATAGCATTCAGAACATCTTCTTACATTATTATACTTAAAAGCATCAAAACTAACATAAAAATGATTCCCACACTTACATTTTGTTTCAAGTTTATCAAATATTCCAATATATTCATTACTAATTAATTCACATCCAGAATTACTTTCAATTTCAATATAATTTTTAACATATTCATATGATAGTAATCTTTTATTTCTTGTGATTAATTTACCACAAATATTACATTGTTTTTTATTTCTACTTTTGAATTTATCAAAACTTGTCTCAAATATATTTTTATCTGTACATCCGCATTGAATTTTTAATTTAACACTTACATTACTTTTATTTTGCTTTAATTTCTCAATCTCAAAATCTTTTTGTGTGGTAATTAATTTACAACAATTACCAGTCGTTTCGTTATCAATATATTCTTTAATGCTTTCATATGTAATTTGCTTTCCCAATTCATTACCTCCGTAGTAATTTATTTTCCGAAAAATATATAATTAAATAGGGAAGGAGTATCGGAATTACTCTTTTCGATAAAGATCATGACTTCTTTATCTATCCCTAAATGTATTATACAATTATTTTAGTATTCTGTCAATAGTTATTTACTCGGCTAAAGCATCATCATAAATATATCCCATTGCAGGAATCATTTCAATTAATACCTTATTTCCGTAACTAATGTCGAACCTTATCACTTCTGCACGCAAATTAATGTCTGTGGCTGTCATTGTCTGTAACGACCCTTGTATTCCGATCTGAAGTGGTGAAATAAAGCCTTGAGGAATAAACCACAAATCAGTTGTAGGAAGTTGCGGTGCATAAAAATCACCAGCAGTATTAAGATTAATCATATTATAACTATTAGGCATTTCCACAACAATACTTCCTTTGTAATTCTTAATAAGACCAGTTTTCATGATTTCTTCCATCACATAATCAGGAAATCTAAATTCTGTTCCTGCTGATACAGTGCTAAAAGTAGTAATTTCACCAAGTTTACTTACAGCACTATAATCTCCCATGATTGTTACCGAAGTGCCAAAACGTCTTGCTTTTCTTCTAACGCTTTCAACTGATGTTTTAGTAATACCTTCCTCATAATTCTTTAAAGTAGTAGCCGCTGTAATAGAACTTCTTAAAGCATTGATATGAGAAAGTACCATTTGATTAATAATATCAGTCATTACTTGTTCATTGGCATATGCCATTGTATTAGTATCACCAGACAATAATTCTCTAGGATCAATAATTAAACCACCAGTAGCATTTTGAACTGTCATAGTACCAGTTCTCTTTTTAACGATAGGGAACACAAACGAACCAGAATTTGCCTGAATTCTTGACTTATCCCCTTGTAACTGGACTACGGAGAACCTCAATTCCTCATTTTCTTTTACATGTGTTACTTGGCCCATAGCATTATTAATCGCTAATCTCTTCTCCAAAGGTTGTTGAATAGTAATAGTTCTAATAGCATTTAATTCTGCTTTTGCTTTGGTATTACCATCATTAGCCATACCTGCTAATGTCTTAATTTGATCCATCACAGTATCAACTTTTTTACCATATTTACTAACATCTTTACCATAAAGTATATTAGTAAAAATTTCTACTTCTTCACTAGGACGAGCATTAGACAATCTATTTTTTACAATTTTATTAATTTCAACTTGTTCAGCATTTTCACTTAAATTCTTAAAGTCAATTCCTAAATTCATATTGAATACCTCCTATTTTTATTTATTGTTTATTTAATAATACTTATATAATTATTTTAATACTCTAATAAAACCAATCTTACAAATCATTAGACATAATTTCTACAACATAACCACCAGGAACAGTTCCACCATTAGCATCAATAGTAAAAGCACCAAAAGTAGTTTTTCTAATAACTTTAAGATAAATTGCATATGTAGAAGGATCGGCAGTTTTAGTCCATTTTTGAGTATTAGTAGCATCTGCTACAGATCTACCAATAATAAAATCACCTTCCGCAACATTAGCAAATGTATCAGTAACTAAATCAGAAGACATGTCCAATTGTTGACCAACATAATCTTTAAGTCTAAATGCACGAATATACTCACCAGCAATAACTTTATAATCATCAGTATTAATAATTTCAGGTTTGTCAATAATATTTAACATAACCCAAATATCACCTAATTTTGCAGTAGCTAAATCAGGAACAATTACCTGAGTATCAGAAACAACATTAAACTGATAACCATTATATGTATCTGCAATTGCTAACACATTAGGTTTGTTATAACCATTAAGAAAATTAGAATCATGAAACTTGAATAAACTCATATTTATTACCTCCTATTAATTTTATTTTAGTAATTTATTATATTTACCTTCTTTAAACTTCTTTAAAGAAAGAAGGGATACTACCTGGAATTCTTTTAACATCTTTTTCTTTAATAGAAATAAACATATCATTCTTAGTATTGGTTTCTACATTACTACCTTCAGCAATCATTTCTTTAAATTTCTTTGCACATAATTCTGCTTCTACTTTCTTTAATCCATCTAAATCAACAGCATCTACAAAAGATTTAAGTGAATTTATTTCTGCTTCTTCAAAACCATTCTTAGTAATTTCAGTTTCAAAATAAGCATTAACTTCTGCAATTTTTGCTTCTGATTCTAATTTTGTTTTCTCTTCCCTAAAAGAATTAACTTCTATAGTAAGAGATTCTTTTTCTGCTTTTTCAGATTCAAGTAGTTTATTAACTTCAACGATAGTAGTATTTAGTTCAATTACTTTACTATCTAATTCTTGAATTTTTTCAGTTAAAGTATTAACTTCAATTACTTTTGCCTCTAATTCTTTTGCCTTTTCAGTAAGAGTATTAATTTCTACTACATTTTCATCTAAAGATTTAGTCAAAGTGCTAACTTCTAATTCCTTTTGTTCCAAAGATTTAGTTAATGAATTAATTTCATTAATTTTATCTTCGATTTTTTGATTAAATTCTAATACAATTTTTTCATCCATTTTGATTTTTTCCTCCTTTGTTTGATTGTTTAATATATTAATCAGTGACTTATTAATTTCTATAGATCGCTCACCATTTACTGGTTCCCATGATTCTTCAACTTTTATAATGTCACCGATAATAACCTTTGAATTTTCAATGGAATATGAACTCTTATAATATTCTCCTACTTTACTCCAACATTTCATTACAAATGTAGAATTAGTTGGATAGAATTTATGAATATAATAATAATGATATTCTTCATTTTCTATATTGTTAATTTTTTTATTAAAAACATTTTCCACTAAAGTCGCAATATCATTGTAATTTAATTCATTTAATTCAATAATTATATTATTTATATTTTTATCACCCAAAATATCATCCTCCTTTCCTGTAGTTACTTTGGTATTTATATCAAGGTTATCTTGTTTAGAATTAACCTCAAAAACAATACTATTCTTATCTGAAGGTTCAGTTAAATATAAAATTGCTAAACCAGAAAAGTCGAATTTTGTCGGAATTCTGCCATCTTTCATACTTCCATCACTGTTTGTAGACCCATCTAAATATTCAATTTTTTTATTTTTACCTTTACCATTAATTTCAATTGAACCATAAACTTTATTGTTTAAAATTTCTTCTCTTAGCCACTTTACAAATAAAGGATACCTCTGACTATATAAATACCCTTCTGTCATAAGAAGTTTTTTTGTTATTCCATCAATTTCTACATCTTCTATAAAGCAATTTTGAACAGACCCTACAGACACGCCTTCAAATTCAACATATCCATCTTCATTGTATGACATTGTTCCATGATCACTAGGTATTTGATTTTCTTCATCAAACCAGGATACAACATATGGCATACCAATTGCAGATTTCAAGTTATCATCTATATATTCCTCTAACCATGAAATTCCGTTAGAATTATAATGTGAATTATCTGGAACTATTTCTAAACAAGACATACGAATTTTTACTCTACCTGCAACATCTTCTTCAGACATTTCACATATTTCTATGTATTGATTATTTGATTTTATAATTAAATTATTCACAAAATTATTTTTCACCTCCTTTAAATATTATCTACATATTTCCAATGTAACGGAGTTCCATCTTCTAATTTTCCACAAGTATTTCTTATACCTCTGCAACATGAAGAGATATGATTAGAACCATTTAATACAATTTTTGCTGCTTCTGATATTGATTTAAAAATTTGTCCTGTTTCTATACACATAACCATTTTAGAAGTTACTTTTGTACTTCTAATTATATTATCTTGTAAATTTTTCTTAAATTCTTTTTTAGGATCGTAATCACACCAACCTAATTCTGCTCCTTGTTTAAGATATTTTCTAATAGTATCACGATGTAAATTAATTATATTTGTAATATTATTGATATTTTTAATTCCATTATTCCAATGATCACATGCTATTTTTACTAAACTATTACAAGCATATTCATGACACTTCAACCAATCAATATCTTCTTCTTTAAAATTTAATAAACTAGGTAATAGACTATTCATAATACTATTTTTAATCCATTCTAAATTTGATTCTCTACAATCTAAAACTATGTAATTCTCAATACCATTTTCTTTTGCTAATTGTTCTTTTTGTTTATCATTTTCTTGTATATCTTTTAATGAAAATGTCCAATTACCTGTTGATTCTTTATAATGTTGCATACCATGAGTCTCAATAATACAATTAATCTCAGATATATAATTATCATACTTATAGTCATTACACCATTTAAAAGTTGTTTTTGATAATTGTGTCTTTATATGCTCATTTGTTATATTTAATTGTCTTAACAAATTATATATAAATTTTTCAGGATATGGGATACCGTCTCCACATTTAGAACATGATATACCTCTTCTAGAAATATCATTTATAATTTTATTCTTTAGAACATTACCACAATCTGGACATTTAAAATCAACTTTTTTATTGCTATGTTCTGTGTATTTAAATCCATCATCTGGATTTAAAAGCAATATTGCCAATTTTTGGTTAGTTGTCCAAATATCATTATATCCTATTAAAACTTTTTTACGTGTAGGACAACAATAAGGGCATCCATGACTTAATAAACTATTAGCAATTGGTTCCCATTCACCTGTGCAATTTAAACATTTTACTTTTATATTATTTCTAGCACCATTATATTTACCTATTATTTTTATATTCTTATGTATTAAAAAAACTTCTTCACAAAATTCTTCATGTGTTTTCTTTTTACCATTCATATTATCATTCCTTTCTAATGAATTTCTTTCTTCCTTTCATAATTTAAAATTAAACAATAAAAGAAGACGAGCGAAAGGAACTCGTCTTATCATTAAGGTTAATTACTCCTTAACTATCTTTTATAAAATTATTACAATATATCTTTTAAAATTTATTTATTCATTAATATTATCTTTTAATTCTATAAAAGAAAACTTTGTCTTTGGAGGTAGTATTAGAACTCCACCATTTTTTTCATTTATTTTTTCAAATTGTTTTTCTATATATATCTTTAAATTATCTTGTTGTTCTTTATTTAATGAACAAGATCCACTTCTTTCACCTTCAGGTAAATTAAAAATTAATAAATTTCCTTTATAATTACATTTTATAATATTATTTTCCATATTATAATTCCTCCATTAATTATTATTTTTGATTCTTAACTTTTTGTTCATTACTTTTTAAATTTTTAGTAATTAATCCTGATTCTTTTAATTCAGTATTATCTTTCTGAGGTCTTCCACCTAAATTGCCATCTTCATTTGCAGTATCAGCATTATCACTAGCAGTATAACTGGTAATATGTGGTAAATATTTATCATCAAACCCTAATTCAATTTCTTCATCACAAATACTAAGATAATCTTCTGGATCAAATCCTGCTGCTGCAATATAGAATTTTCTACTGCCTCCAGTTGTCATATATAAATCTTTTGCTTTCTCATAAACATCCTTTTTATTAAGCCATGTAATAGGAAGAAATTTAATATCTATATAATCTTTAGGTAAGATACTTAAGTGTTCATTAATAACTCTTGTTTCTTCTCTTGCTATTTCATTAATATATTGAAATACTTGTGCTGATATTAAATCTAAATTTATTTGCAAACTTCCTAAATTAGCACTATTACTTTCAGCATTTAATGCGGAACTAGCAATACCAATATTTGTTGCTATTTTTTTTAAATTTTCATCACTTAATGTATCTTTGATTAATGAAGAATCTTTACTTAATCTATCTATTTTAGTTCCTGGAGCCAAACTAAGTGTTGAGATTTTGGCAATATTTCCACTTGTATTTACCTTTACCGCATTTTTAAATGCTTCTATTACATTATCTTGTTGTGTTTTATTTAAACTACAAGACCCAGTTTTTTCCCCTTCAGGCAATATAATATAGTATATACTACTTGCTAATTCACTAATTAATTGATATTGACTATCATCATAATCATTACTAGATTTCATATCTGTAAAAGCAGAAATTCCAAAAGGAATTCCATGAGCATCAATTTCATTTGCTTTAGCTTTTAAAGCAATAGTTTTCCTATAATCAAGAATGAACCATCTTTTTCCTGCATCTTTTTTATAATCCATATATGCTTTCACAAATTCTTTTGGAAAATTTTTAATTTCATTTAATAATCCATTTAATTTAAACTGATCAAAATACATCATATCAAACGCTGCAATTGAAATATTATTTTGAAATCCAACTATTTTACAATAATCTAAATCTAATGGTTGAATCATAAAATTATCATCTAAAGATAAACCTTCTAATCTATCAATACTATCAATAGTAAACATTGAAGTGTCTATTTTTTTATTTGAAGCAGAAGTATCTCTAAGTACACCTATATATTCACCATCAACAAGTAAATGTCTTAAAATATCTCTAGTTGTTCTATCTATATTTAACATTTTAAGTATAGTATTAAATTTATCTTTTTTATTTTTCATTTGTTTAGATTTACTTCTTAAAGTAGTTATATAAGATAAAGTAGGAAGTGCTATCATTCGATCAATACTTTGTCCATAAATTCCATTCAAACAATATGATTGTCTTGATATAACTCTTAATATTTCATTATATATCATTGGATATTTTACATATTGTTTTAAATCAGTCATTGATATATTATCAGTATCTAATCTACCTAATGAAAAAGAACTATAAGATAATGAATTTAATTCTATTTCATTTGAATTAGAGAATAGGGGAGAAGTATTAGGATTATGAGTGTTTATATTATTTATTTCTATTTGTTGTTGTGATTCAATTTGTGATTGAGGATTTGTAATTTGTTTTTTTGCCAATTAAATTAAATCCTCCTTTCTGTGTTTTTATATTATTTATTTAGTTTTTATTGTTTGAATTAATATGTATATTTTTATTTATTTTAGTTAATAATTATATTAGTAATAATAATAATGTGTTATTATGAAAATGAAAATACAAAATCATAGTCTGAATCCTGACTTTGCTTTAACAAATCAATTTCTAATAATGAAGCAAAAAAATTTCCGTATGAACAACTCGTATAGCGATCTTTCCTAGCAGTCCCTACAGTTTCTAATTTTATATTACCATTTAAAATATGATATTCTAAATTAATAGTTTCATTTATAAGTAATTCCATTTCTAAATAAGGTGCAATAAACCAATTACTTAATTCTACATCATTGCTACCTATATATTCTTTATTATTTTTTGTTAAATAAATTTCTGCTTCACTTTCATCAACAAGAAAACTACACATACTTCTTTGTAATTTATCTCTAAAATCTACTGCAACATCACTATTAAATTTAG